CGAAAGGTAAGTATGGTAGAATACTAGCAGATGTTATTGTATATGATGGCGTTGAGGACAGGTGGTTCGGAGCCACACAAATAATGATTAGAGATAGCTATGGTGTTAAGTACCATGGTCAGAATAAAGAAGACATTCAAGAAGCTCATTTAGCTAATAGAGAAATATTAAATGCCCAAGGAATCGTTAACTAGAGAAGAAATATATCTTGGCAATCCAAGATTAAAAAAGGCTAACGTAAAGTTAGACTATACTAAGGATCAGGTTGAAGAACTAGCAAAGTGTGCTCGTGACGTCCTATACTTTTGCAACAAGTATATGAAAATTGTTAATGTTGACGAAGGCTTAATGAACTTCGAAACATATGATTTCCAAGATAATATTATTAACAGTGTACAGAATAATCGTTTTACTATATGTAAGATGCCTAGGCAGTCTGGTAAAACTACCGTCATGACTGCTTTAATATTACATTTTGCATTGTTCAACGAATCATTCAACGTTGCCGTTCTTGCTAACAAAGCTGCAACTGCTAGAGAGATATTACATAGAATTCAATTGGGTTTTGAGCACTTGCCTTTTTGGATGCAGCAAGGTATAGTAGAATGGAACAAAGGTAATATAGAATTAGAAAATGGTTCTAAAATATTAGCTGGCTCGACATCATCAGGTTCTGTTCGTGGTGGATCATTTAATTTAATATACTTAGATGAGTTTGCATTCGTACCAACTCATCAACAGCATGAATTCTTTGCATCAACTTACCCTACCATTTCATCTGGTAATACTACTAGAGTTATGATAACCTCTACACCTAGAGGCATGAATCTTTTCTATAAGATATGGACAGATGCTATCGAGGCTCGAAATGAATATGAAGCTATTGAAGTTCATTGGTCAGATGTGCCTGGTAGGGATGAGGCGTGGAAGAAGCAAACTATAGAAAATACAAGCGAAGATCAATTTAGACAAGAATTTGAATGTGTCTCTGGTGACACAAAGGTTACTCTCAAAGACAATGATACGGGAAAGATTGTTAATGTAAACATCGAAGACATGATGAGTGTGAGTTCTAAAGTATTATCACCATCGGGGTTTGTAGATTTTGCTGGCATCCAAAAAACAACACACAGCAAATATCGATATTTTATTTTTAATGACGGTACAGAACTCAAGTGTTCGTTAAATCATAGATTTGGTGAAGATGAGATAGTAGCCTCAACACTTCAGTACGGCGCAGAGATTCAGGGTAAAAAAGTACTGTATGCAGAAGATGTTGAGGATGATATTGATTTATATGATCTGTTAAATGTTGCCAACGGGAATCTTTACTACACCAACGGATTAGTATCGCACAACTGTGAGTTTATGGGCTCGTCTAATACTCTCATACATCCGAATAAGTTAGGTGCACTTGTATTCCATGAGCCACTACATAAAGCTGATAGCGTAAAAATATTTAAAGAGCCTCAACCAAACCACATTTATACAATTGGTGTCGATACCTCGAGAGGTATAGGCAATGACTATTCAGCATTTGTCGTAATTGATTGTAGTATTGTGCCATATCAAGTAGTAGCTACATTTCGAAATAATACTATAAGTCCTATGTTATATCCTAACGTGATCCTTCAAGCAGCAAGAAAATATAACAATGCATTCTGTATAATAGAGATCAATGATATAGGTCAACAAGTAGCCGACATATTACATCATGATCTTGAATATGAAAACATAATGACAGCACAATGGAGAGGCAGAGCAGGTCAGATAGTTAATGCTGGTTTTGGTGGAGGGTCACAGCAATTAGGAGTAAGAACTACAAAACAATTAAAAAGAGTGGGATGTGCTACACTAAAAACTATTATCGAGAATGATAAATTAGAGATTAGCGATTTTGATATACTACAGGAACTTACAGCATTTGCTGTTAAAGGTAATAGTTATCAGGCTGAGGAAGGTTTCAATGATGATCTTGTAATGTGTTTAGTATTGTTTGCGTGGCTGACAAACCAAGAATACTTTAAAGAATTAACAGATATTGATATACGCAAACGCTTGCATAGTGACAATGAGCAAGCATTAGAAGAAGATGTACTTCCGTTTGGCTTTTTTGATGATGGTCAAACAGAGACGAAAGATAAGGATGAATTCATGCATGGTGATACTTTAATCACTCACTCCCCATATGAAGAAGATAATACTCAAGGAATTTTTTAACTTTTTTCGTGAACCCATGGTTTTTATAAATAAATACAAACCACATAATAACGATTATTAACCATAATAGTCAGATTGCACGAACCGGAATAAGGAGAATCATGATATGGGATTTCAAGTCAGTCCAGGTGTAAACGTCTCCGAAGTAGACATCACAGGTTTAGTACCTGCAGTTTCCACTACAGAAGGCGCTATGGCAGGTTGGTTTAGATGGGGGCCTGCTGAACAGCGTATACTATTATCTTCTGAAGAAGAGCTAGTAAATTCTTTTGGTGAACCTGATTCAACTAACTTTAATACTTTTTTCACTGCTGCAAACTTTTTAGCTTATAGCAATAAGTTATATGTAGCACGCGCGATACCGTCGGATGCGCAAAATGCAACGGTTCTACAGAACCAAACGACTACAGTAAATACTTCTATCGCAACGCACACGGATTTAATTAAAAACCAAGAACATCACGATAGTTTAACACTGTCATCTACTGCTTCACTATCTTGCTTCATAGCAAAATATCCAGGAGCCCTAGGTAACAGTTTAAAAGTTAGTGTATGTGATAGTCCATTGGCATTTGAAAGTACGTTTACTGGTGTAACAAACAGTACAATGGATGTTAGTTCATCTAATACTGGCTTTGTAGCTAGCATCTCTGTAGGTAGTACTACACTACTGTTTAGTCAGTCAGGTGTTGAAGCGGGCGGAGATAGTTCTACCCAAACGGCACATGTTATTAGAGTAGGTGCTAACTTATCTATGACTACTGCACAAACAGTATTCTCAGTAGGTGACAATGTTCGTTTAGGTAACTCGACTATTGGATATCAAACAGCTAAGATTACAGCAAAAAGCGCTGTACAAGCTAACGGGGTATATGCAGGCTCGAATACAACATTTACTGCTAACGTATCATTTACATTAGATACGAAGTTTAGACTATCAACTGACTTTAGTTGTAACAACAGTGTTGGTGATTCTATTAACTCGGGTGGCGTTACACGCTTCTGGGAATATAGAGACAACGTTGATAAAGCTCCTGGCCAATCTGAATATTCTAATAACGTAGCAAACAATACTGCTAACGATGAACTTCATATAGTTGTAACAGACCAGGACGGTACTATTACTGGTACAAGAGATAATATACTAGAAGTATTTGAAGGCTTGTCAAGAGCATCAGATGCTAAAAACGAAAGTGGCGAAACAATTTATTGGAAAGATGTAATTGATGACCAATCAGGATGGCTTTGGGTAGGTGGTACTGATATTCGAGCAACCTCGAATGTTAACACTGCTGCTGAGACTTATTCGAACACAGCAGTAAACTTAAACAATTATGTCAATTCTGTGGTACCGTTTTCTGCATCATTCGAAATCGGTTCAGATGGTACTAATCCAAACGAAACTTCAATAGCAATAGGACAGCTACAAACAGCTGTTGACTTATTCAAGGAACCAACGGATATTGATATATCAATAGTACTTACTGGATTATCCAGAGGTGGTACTAATGGTGAGGTTTGGCCAAACTATCTAATTGATAATATTGCTGAGGTGAGGAAAGATTGTGTTGTTGTTATTTCACCTGAGAAGGCTGATGTATTTAACAACACCGGTATTGAGTTTAGTGACGTTGCAACTTTTGCAGATTCGTTAACAACTAGTTCATATGGAGTCTGTGATAGTGGATGGAAATATCAATATGACAAATACAATGACGTATACAGATATGTTCCACTTAATGGTGACATAGCTGGATTAATGGTAAGAACTGATGATGTAAGAGATCCTTGGTTCAGCCCTGCAGGCTATTCAAGAGGACATATTAAGAATGTAGTTAACCTTCCTTATAATCCTAGTAAAGCAGATAGAGATCATCTTTATAAGAGTAAAGTAAATCCTGTTATTACCCAGCCTGGCCAAGGTACGTTATTGTTTGGCGATAAGACACTGCAAAAAGCGCCAAGTGCATTTGATAGAATCAACGTTCGTAGATTGTTCATTGTTCTTGAGAAAGCAATAGCGACCGCAGCTAAGTATACTCTATTTGAATTCAATGATGAATTTACAAGAGCACAGTTCCGTAATATGGTAGAACCATTTTTAAGAGATGTGCAAGGCCGTAGAGGTGTTTACGACTTTAGAGTAGTGTGTGATGAGACAAACAACACCCAAACTGTTGTTGATCGAAATGAGTTCGTTGGAGACATATACATCAAGCCTGCTAGAGCAATCAACTTCATTCAGTTGAATTTTGTTGCAGTCAGATCTGGTGTAGAATTCTCAGAAGTAACTGGACAATTCTAAGATAAATAGTTGTAACTAAAAGGAAAGG